ACAGAGATTTCTCAATGTATTTTCCGAGTCCCACAGGGTGTAACGGAGGGTCTGAGAGTGAATCTTTGAGTGACGGGGGGGTAAGATTTATGAACTTTTGGGGTCATGGTGTCCCCTCCACAACTTGCTCAAATGTCTGAGTCCGCAGAACCATTCCCACAACCCCCCATACCCCCAACACAAGAAGAACTGCGTGAAAACATCAAGAAGCGCATTCTCTCTTACAATGAGGGGATTATATCGGGTAAGATTCTAGCAAATAAATGGATCTATGCTGCTGCCAAACGGTTTGAAACAGACCTTGAACGCACCGATATTTACTTTGATTGGGATGAAGCACTCAAACTAAATCAACATTTTGAAAGATTATCACTTGTTGGTGAGTGGTCGGGGAAACCTTTTATTCTCCAAGATTGGCAACTTTACACATATTCAAATGTAATGTGTTGGAAATGGACTGAATCTAAGACACGCAGATTCAAGATTGCCATTGTCCAAATCGCCCGTGGAGCAGGAAAGAGTAGCACAGCAGCGGGACTCTGCCTATGGGACATGATCAACGGCATGGGAAAGCGTGTTCACATATTAGCAAACTCAGTAGACCAAGCAGAAATCATTCTGACAACCGCCAAAGTAATGGTTGAACGATTGCCTGAAGATTCCCATGATTTCGTGCTTCACTACTCACAAATCTGCTCACGGGAACGTGATTGCGAGATGACAGCACTACCAGCATTAGAGAAAGCACTTGATGGTAAGACCCTATCGTTTGCTGTAGCAGACGAAGCAAGTGAGTTTCGTGGTAGAACCCTTACCAAACTGATTACAGCATTAGGTAAACGCAAGGAATCAACACTCCTTATTACCACAACTCCTGGATATAATCCTGAGAACCACTACTATGAAATGGTAAGAACTGCTGAAAGCATACTATCAGGTGAAGTATCTGATGACACTTTCTATGCCATGCTTTATGGTTTAGATAAAGAAGATGCTCTTGAAGATGAAACCATGTGGATCAAGGCAAATCCTGGAATCTTATATGGTCAACCCGACGTTCTATCGCTCAGACGCTCATGGAACACAATGAAGCAGTCTCCAATGGGTCGTAGCGAGTTTTGTCGCTATCATGCTTCTCGCATGGATGAGAATAATGGTGGTTGGTTGGATATGTCTGATTGGGAAAATAGGATTGATAAGAGCATTACAGAAGAGTTTCTTGCCAATCGACCTTGCTATGGTGGACTTGACCTATCAAAATCATGCGATATGACAGCATTGGTATTGGCATTTCCACTTGATGATGGACGAATCTTTCTCAAAGGAAGATATTGGTTTCCAAAAGATGGATTGGCACAACGAGAACTTGATTACCGAATGCCATGCCGAACATGGGCAGCAGAAGGTAAACTTGAACTTTCAGCAGGCAGAGAGATTGATTATGAACAAATCCGAGTTGCTATCAATGAGGCAAGAAATAACTACGACCTCAAGACACTCGGATATGACGCATGGGGCAGCAAATACTTGGCGGAAAACCTACAAGCAGATGGAGTTCCACTCCAAACATACAGAATGTCCGCAACAACATTTGCTCCAGGGTGTCAGTTGTTTCAAAATCATTGGTTGGGAAAGAAGTTAGTGTTTGGTGATGATCCCGTAATGCGTAGAGCGTGTGCTGAAGCACAAGCAAAACGAGACATCAATGGTAATATACGACCCGTAAAACCAAGAGAACACGCAATCATTGACCCACTTGTTGCGGGTATTATTGCTCTTCACGTTTACGGAGGTAAATCAGCAAGCATTTATGAACAAGAGGCAGATACAATAATGGAGCAGAATAAATGGGCATAATCAGCAATATTACACAATCTGTTCGTGGGTGGTTTGGATACCCCACGGGATATTATCCACTTGTTCCTACTCCATTTGAAGTGTTTACCAACTCAGAAGTCATTCCATTCATTGGTCCTGCGTCTGCTCTACACTTTACCCCAGTCTATCGTGCTGTGAATCTAATCTCAAATGATATTGCTCGCACTCCCGCTGAGTTTCTATCACCAAATCTAGAGCGTATTTGGGAACGACCAAATCGCTATCAAAGCGGATATGACTTCATTCGTCAAATGACACAGCAAGCATTGCTTTATGGTAATGCTTTTGCGCTTATAAATAGAAAAAGAAATGGTGAGATTTATGAACTTGTTCCACTTGCCATTGGATCTGTTACTCTTGATGTTACAAGTCCAACACCTGTCTACAAAACAACAGACTACGGTGCGCTAGATCCTGAAAATATTCTACACATCAAAGCAAATCCAATCGAAGGTCTGTGGGCAAACTCACCGATTCAGTTGTGTAAGACAGCAATCATCATTGGACTCAATCAAGAGAACAATGTTCAAAAGAATGCTGAAGCGGGTGGATTGCCAAACATGGCATTTATTCATCCAACACAACTCAACCAAGCAGCAAGACAAGCAATCGTTCACGAATATCTCAAGAATCATAGTGGTAAGAACTCAGGTAAACCAATAGTTCTATCTGAAAATATGCGTATTGAGAAGTTGAGTAGCACTTCTGTTGCTGCTGACCTTGAACAAGCACGAAAATACTCAATCGCTGACGTTTCACGCATTTATGGTGTGCCAACTGCTTATCTTGGTGAAACAAGTGGCAATGTGTATGGTTCACTTGAGTGGATGGGTAGAGCATACGTTGATTCGTGTCTTTCACATTGGTTTGAAGCGTGGAAGAGTGAACTTATGCTCAAGTTGGGTGAAGAACCCCTGTTTGACACCGATTTCCTCATCAAACCATCCCTTGCCGAGACATTCGCAGCACTCAGAACGGGTGTAGAAGCGTCTATTATTACACGAAATGAAGCAAGAGCAATGATTGATTATGATGCTGTAGACGGTGGAGATGAGTTTATCGTCGCTAAAAACATGGGTCAAGGAGGCGGTCAAACCAATATTGGAACCGATACAAGCGCAGGAGTAGCAAATGGAAACCCGCAAATCTGATGAAAGTATACATAATAATGGTAAAACTCTAAGTGGATATGCGATTTTGTTTGATACAGAATCTCGCACACTCCATGAACATGGTAGAACATTTAGAGAGACAATCAAGCGTGGTGCTTTTGACATCAATCCTACAGAAGAACACGATGTCAAACTTTACTTCAACCATGACACCTCAATGCCTCTTGCTCGTCAGCGAAATGGTTCGCTAAGACTGTTTGAGGATTCAAAAGGTATCAGATTTGAAGCAGATTTGCCTGATACAACGCTTGCTAATGACATTCGTGAACTTATGAACAAGGGAACCTTGTCAGGTGAGATGTCTTTTGGATTTTCAGTCAGAAAAGACAAATGGGAAGGAACAAACAAAAGAACGGTAGAGGAAGGAATACTATACGAGGTAAGCGTTGTGACCGATGCCGCTTATCCCGCCACATCATCCAAACTTCGGTCAATCTTGTCAGAAATCAATAACAAGCGGTTGAAACTATACCGCAGGAGACTAAAATAATGGAAGACCTTATTCTAAAGCGCAACCAACTCACAACCGAGTTGCGTAACACTATTGATCGTTGGGAAGTCGAAACCAAAAACCACGCAAACAACTTCGACGCTGACGCTAACGGACTCTACAAGGAGCGTTGCGCTAAGATCGAAGCAGATCTTGATGCTGTAGAAGCACAGATCTCACGCAATGCTACCCGTGCTAAACTTGATCGTGAAGACAACAAACCAATCTTTGACACTCGTGGCGTTTCCAAGGGAACCGCTGGTGATCGCAAAGAAGATTGGGGTAAGCGTTTCGTCAAGGCACTCGCAAAGGGTGACAATGGCGAACTTCGTCAACTTCAAACCGAAAACTTTGACGGTTCACCTGTTGAAAACCGCACAATGACGGTTGGAGTAGCGGGTGGTGCTGCTGCTGTTCCAAACAACTTCGATGAAGTCATTCGTCAAAAGTTGTATCAGGAAAATGTTGTTCGTCGTATTGCTAAGGTCACAACCATTGATGGTCAAAAGAAGATCACCATCGAAGCAGCACTTCCAACAACTGAACTTGTTGCTGAAAATACTGCGATGGCATCACCAACTGATCCAACATTTGGTTCACTCATTCAAGTATTCCCATATAAGTTCCAAACCAAGGTCGTTCTTACCAACGAGTTCCTTGAGGACGCTATTAGTGGTAACGGTGGTGGTGTTGGTGGCATTCTCGACTATGTTGCTTCTAAAGTCGCAACAAGCATGGCACGTTCTCACGAAAACTACTTCTGTAACGGTCTTGTTGCTACTGAACCACAAGGATTGTTCACCGTTGCTACTGCTTACAGCAATCGTGTAAACCTTGCTGCTACAAACACAGCAATCACCGCACTTACTGGTGACAATCTCGTAGATACTTACTTTGCTGTTGGTCCACAATACCGTGCTAATGGTTCTTGGTTGTTCCACGACAATGTTCTCAAGATCATTCGTAAGTTGAAGACAGCATCTTCAGGTTCCAACGAATACCTCTACAAACTCACCGAAACTGGTGATCTTCGTGAAGGTGTTCTCGGAGTCCTCTTGGGTCGTCCAGTATATGTTTCACCATTCGCATTCAACGGTTCTTCTGCCGCAAACAAGGTTCACGCTGTGTTCGGTGACTTCAAGATAGGATACGAAATCTTCGACCGCTCTGGTATGACAACTCTTGTTGATCCATACACAAGCGCAGGAAGTGCCGTGACCAACATGTATGCTTACAGCAGACTTGACGCTAAGATCGTTCAGTCTGAAGCACTCTCAGTCATCAGCAACCCCGCAACGTAATCTCTCTTTCCTTTCTTTTTCGGGAGCGGGGGATGAAATATTCCCCCAATCCTTTTACCAAATCTTGGAGTAATAATGCCAACACCCGATCTCACAACACTCAAGAAAGCACTCAAGATTGATTATTCAACAGATGATGCTGAACTTATTCGCATCAGAGATGCTGCTGTAGCATTCATTGAGGATTATTGTGGTGTCAGCATAAATACTGAGTCACAAACAATCTATTTACCATATTGGGTAAAGTATAGATTTGAAAAATCACCATTCATGTCAGTTGAGTCAGTCAAATACTACGATAGCAGTAATGCGTTGACTACAATGCCAACAACTGATTACTTTATTATTCGTTCTCAATCACCAAGCATCTATATCAACTTCAAAGAGTTCCCGAGTGTGTATGAAGATACAGAAATCGAAGTAACATACAATAGTGGATATGATGAGTTACCCGAACATATTATACAAGCAATCATAGCAATCACAGGTGCTTGGTATAATAATCCTGAAGCAACAGCACCAATCACACTATCAGAAGTTCCTCTGTCTGCTCGTTTCA